TCAGGGCTTGTCATGGTTATTAGGTTAAATAGATAGTGTTTAGGTGTAGGTAGAAGTGGGGTCATGTAGTACGAATTTTTAGTCTGCTACGACGGTTTATTGATGGTTTTTTTAGCGTGGCATCTTTAGGTTTTTTGCTTTTCTCTTTGCCTTTTTTATGCGCAACATCTAATCCATCACCATTACCGTAAGTACCTTTCTTCCTATTAATTGCATTAGCATTAACCCTTAACGCTAATCCTTTTTTAGTTCTGTTGTACCGCTTTTGTTGAGCTTTATAATTGCCGTTAGCGTACTTTGCTCCTTCCATATAGCCTCGTTTGTACAAGTTCTGGGTCTACTGTTGGCATAATGGCTGCTAGTTTCGACAAAGGATTGCCATCCATAGCGATACCACTAATGTCATTAGTTTTAAGCCAATCACAGGCTGCTTTTAAATCTTGGGTAGTTGCCTCGCCACTCTTGACCCGTTTAAGGAATTCAGTAGTGACTAGGTTATGTAATTCATTAAACTGATCTTCAGTGGCTTTATTCATTACTCAAGCCATCCCTTAATACGTGGGTCAGCTTTAACAGCTTTGTCATACTCCTTTTTATTAGCGAAGCCACCTTTTTTCCAAGGCGGTGTTCCTTCAGGCCAAGGATTACTTCTACTTCCAAGAGGACCAGGGTTTGTCTTTCTTTCAGTTAGAACTTTACCTGTGACTGAATTAGGCTTGATTTTTAATTGATCTTGCTTACCCATTTTTATTCTTAGTTTTAACCTTAGCTGTTTTAAGAGTCTCCTTTTTCTTTAACCACATATCTTGTCGTTGAAGTAGCTCTTTAAGTTTCTTTTTCTCTGCTGCTGTTAGTGCTGCTGTCATTTCATCCCTGGGAATAAGTTCTTTTTAATAAGCTCTACGGCTTTATCATCAATAGTGTTATCAGTGGAATTGGCATATGCTTCTAACAATTGAATAACTAAATTCTTAACTGCAGAAGTGGAAAGGAATGCGACAAGGATGGGTTTGATGATGATCATAATTACTTAGTAGTTTTGGTAGTGGTTTTCTTAGATTCTTTCTTAGGCTTTTCAGCTCTTTTCTTAGCTTCCGCTTCGTATTGATTGCTTAGTGTGCTCATTTTTTGAATGGGTTTGATATATGCCACCAAGGTTTCTTAGGTGGTTTTGGATTTTTAGCTGCTTGTTGTTTTAGATAACTAGCTATTGGTATGACGTCATTACACATATGAGCAACACGACTTCCAGGTCTCAACATGAAACCCTTCTGTTGTAGTTCTGCACATTTAAGTGATCGAACAAGTTCATAATCCAACTGCATTTTATCTTCTTGTCTTTTTGCGATACGACGACATTGTTCTAGTCCACGTTGATCTAATGGAACCATGAAGTTAATTTGTGCTCCCCAGTTTTCACTCATGGTGTAACTAGAGGGAGACATAACACCTTCATCTATATCCCAAGGTTTTACATGATTACCCATATAGAATGGGCTGAATGTCATCGTACTGCCATTGCACGAGATCCCTGGTGCATACTGCTGTCTCGACGGTGCTCCATTATTTTGGAATTGCACGGCAGAGTTGGTTACATTTCCAGTCGCAGCTGCTACAGGATTGCTTACGTTATTCGTCTCATCTTCTGCACGAACTGGTGCTATTGAGAGAAGACTGATAAGGAGACCGTAGTAGACGTAGTGTCGATTTCTCTTTCTATTACTTGTGTTTCTAACACTTGAGTTGCTGCTCTTGTTGTTACTTCTAACGTAAAGGGATCTCCAACTGTATGAATCGTGAAGATGGAATCTGAATCTACTATTCCTCCAGAACTTGCTGAGGTATGAGTGATATTGTTTCCATCCCATGTATTTAACACGGACCCATATTTCGTGATAGTTATATCCTCTACGATCTCTTGTTGAGTCGTTGTGGTTGAATTCATCGACCCTTGTGTAAATTGTGGGGTCACGAGTTCTGCTCTTACCACTGCGGGTGAAACCAGCATTAAGAGTAATAGCCATTTTTTCATTCTTTCTCTTCTTTTTTCTTAGAGTTGTTGTTATTAGACGTAGTAATTCCAAATGTCGAAAGGGTTCCTGTAAAAATCGAGGCAGGGAACGTGATATCGCCACTTGAACCTTTCTTAATCATAGGTAGATCAACATAATTTAAAGTGATAATAAAACCACTCCATACCACTACACCTAAACGTACAAACGTACCCAGGATTTGCATTTCATCCTGTTTTTCATGTAGTTGTTTCAGGAAGTTTTTGCTTTCCTTTTTTTCTTCCATGCGTCAACTTTTCCTTGGATGAATTTCTGTACTTTCTTTTTGATTGGTTCGAATAAAGATTGAGTAATAGTAGTCGTTGTAACTGCAATAACAGCTGTTGTTACAGCCGTAACTACTACTGCAGCTTCCGGTATAGGCATTTGAATATCTAATACCGGAATCTTTAAGCTGGGTGGTTCTGGTTGTTCTGATGTCTCCTCTGCCTCAGTCTCTTCAGGACGCTCTAGATCAGCTGGTGGTATGATCATAGGTTTATATGCCGGAACGTCTGGTGTAGGCGGTCTGAAGTAGATATGAGGAATGTCTAGTGCCTTGGGTAGGTTAGGAGAGGGTAGGTTTATTTGCGACAAGGAATGCCGTGTAATCTGTTTTTACTTGAGAAGTCCACGCAGCGTTAGCAATTGCTTGGACATCAGCGTCTTCTCCACTGATATCTGTAGCTACTAGATTATCACTAGCATCTAATGTTCCAGGTACAAGTACCTTTCTATGGAATGAACGAGCAACCTCAACATTATCTTTTTTGATAATCTGTGCTGACCTCACTTGGATATTCCACTTATTAACTACTTCAATCTTGTCGTTTTCTTGTGTTTCTGTTAATGCCATTTAAGATATATCTCCGATATAAATAGGTTTATGGCTTAGTTTAGAGACTTAGCTACGGTCTAATTAGACAGAGAAATATGTGACGCTGACGTAAATTTCAGTACCTTGATTTAAATGTGAATTATTAAGAGAGGACCAATTCGTATTATTTCCTTGGCATCTATAAAATTTCAGGACAGTACCGTTGTCATCTACATATGCTGCTAGAGTTCCATAATCACCATCTATATTTCTAAACATACACCCCTGACCACCAGCGTTAGAAATTTGAGTTAAATTTGCAGAAGCAAAAGGTAAACTCAACGTTACAGTATCTGTTCCTGACCAACTACCAGGATAGAATAGACCTCTTATAGTTACTGATCTGCCAATTTTTGTATAACTAAAAGTATTATAACTACTACTGTTATAACTAAGATTAGAGTTCAACGTAGGTATCCATGTCCCTTCTTCATAATCGTTTAGCAGTTGATCACTACCAGAATCACCAGTATCAAATTGAATACCGTGACCTGTTGTACCTACAATAAAGTTTCCATCAGTTACTTCTACTCCGCCATCGGGTCGAGTTTCTAAGCATTGATTGTTGTCGTAATAGAGGTATACAGCGTCGTTTGCAACTGCTTTAAAATATACTTCACTATCGTCCTGATTCGTCACCCATATATTTCCACTAGTTTGGATATTCAGATTACCGGTACTATTACCGATCAAAGCGGCACTTCCAGTATGCCTGATTTGTAGATCGTTATCTGTCCCAAGACCTATATAATCGTTATCTGTTGATATTCTTAAGTCTCCTGATACAGAGACGCCATCAGCAGTTGTGTTGAATTTTTTTGAGTTGTTAAACCATAGTTCACATGCACCTTCATCTAGAAATCTTGCTATGGTTTCTCCTTGATCACCACTTTGGAAGGTGATATTATCTGAATTAATTATCGTATTACTACCAGTATTAGTGATATTTAGATTACCAGTAATATTTTTGATAGTTGCATGTGATCCTGAATGTACGACTTCTAAATCATTATCACTTCCCCATCTAGCTTTAACAGTATCGTTAAAATCTACACCTGTTGCACCACCAACTGCTGCAGGTATTGTCGGTTTATTTAATATCTGATTATCACCTGAGCTGGAGTTCCAATCTGATTGAACATTAACTTCAGCTCCCGCTGCTATACCATCTAGTTTTGTATGGTCAGCATCAGTAAAGTTATTCTGTGTTAAACCTCCATCACCTACTGAATAGGTGGTGTTTGTATCAGGTGGTGTTTGCCATGAGCATGTACCGTCTCCGTCAGCTCTTAGGAATTTAGTATTAGCTTCATTACTGTTGGTAGTGGATTGGATTGCTTCTCCTTCTGGAGTAGATGAGACTGCAACCCAGCTATTATCTCCTCTTAAAAAGGTGGTATTGGATGCTGTACCAGTGGCTGAGAGTTCAGCGACACCAACAGCATCATCTTTCATTTCTGAGTTACCTACCGAATTAGCAGGTAACTTTGCATCTGTGATGGCATCATCTTTGATACCACCACTACCTACTTGTGTTAATGCCATTAATCGGCTGCCTCCGCTGTGTTACCTTCGTCTACCCACTTGAGGTATTCTTGGTAGTCTGTGTTTGCTGGGTCGAATGGTAT